ACATTCAATAATCAGAAATCCGCTGAGAAGGGAGTCTACACCTCCAAGATAATCCCGGCAGCCAGGCGCTACGCCAGTGAACTGACACGTATGTTGGGATATGACCGTGACGGATATTACATTGATGTCGATTTCAGTCACGTGGACTGCCTTCAGGAAGGGCAGAAGGAAAAGGAGGAAGTTTCTAAAATCATATCGGAACGTGCGATGGGCGAATTTCAGAATGGTATCATCACCCTGAATGATTACCGTGCCCGTATCGGGGAAAGCAAAGTTGAAAACTCCCTGTTTGACAAACTTCTGTACGAGATGTCTGACAAGGAGCTTGAGAGAGTAAAGAAAATCTTAAGTATAACTAAAAAATCAAATGACAATGGACAAAGAGTTGAGAAGCCTTCAGTTGAAGACGAAGGCGAATGATGTTGATGAGCAGAAAGGCATTGTTACGATTGCCGTTAATGGTATCGGTATTAAAGATACGCAAGGTGATATCTCTGATAGCGGTTCTTTCAATAAAACGATCAACGAGTTTTTCTTAAAACGTGGCAAACATCTACTGGACCATGACAAGACAAAACTTATAGGTTGCCCTATTGAAGCGAGGGAAGATAACATGAATCTGGTTATCGTATCCAAAATGAACCTTAACAAACAGATCGGACGGGAAACATTTGAAGATTCCAAACTTTATGCTGAATGTGGCAAGACACTGGAGCATTCCATCGGTGTGAAAGCCGTCCGCAGGGATGTGAATGATCCGGCCCATGTCAAAGAATGGTTTCTTGGGGAAGCCTCCACCTTACAAGCATGGGGATCAAACCCTCAGACATTTCTTGTGGATATAAAGAGTGATGACAGTATTGACACACAGCGCGCGAAGCTTACATCATCTCTTGAAATGATAAACAAAGCTCTGAACATGAGATATTCGGATGAGCGGTTAAATGATTTAAGTATGAAACTGGATCTTATCGAAAAGGCATTGACAGGAAACAGCAATATGGTTACCTGTCCAGAATGCGGTCATACATTCGACTATGACCAACAGGCTGAAACCACGTTCAACAATCAGGTGCTTGACCTTGCCGCCATGTATCAGAGATGGATTGTAGAGGATATTGTCCGAACCGAAATGGATAAACTGAAACCTGAAATCCGTGAGCAGGTTATAGCTGTCCTTGACGCCCATAAAAGCCTTGATGTTGACTTGACAGGCAAAAGCATAGAGGATATCGTAAGCTATGTTCGTTGTCCTCACTGCTGGAGCCGTGTATATAGAACAATGATTTCCAAGATTGCAGATACCAAACCTGAAGCTGCTGTCGCGCCGTCAGATGACACCCGGCAGCCTGCTGATGACAAGGGAAATGAGAAGCACGAAACGAATCTCTCGCTTGCTGCAAAATTGAGTCAATTTATTTAATGTTTAACCCAAAAACGAATTTGAAATGAAGACTTTTTTAAAAATTGTGGGGAAATACCAATCCCTTATTATGTTTGCCATTGTGGCTGTCGTTTGTACAGTATGTGCCTTGAATGGTCCGGAACATGTAACCGGACTTTTGGTTGCAGCACCTGTCTCCCTGATTTCTTTCGCCAAACAGGAAAAGGACATGACCGATGAGGAAAAATCTCTTTTGGGCAGTATCCAGTTGAAATGCAAACAAGTATGTGATGAATTTGCCGAAGGTCTGATGACAAAGGAGGATATTGAGAACAGGTTCAAGGATATCTCCAAAAATATCACAGAACAGTTGAAACATCTTTCCAATTTTGAAGATATTAAAAAGTCCTATGATGAACAGGCTGAAAAGGTGACATCTCTGGCGGAGGCTTTCGACAAGATCAAGGAAAAAGGCGGTCATATGACTTCCGTCAATGAAGTGGAGAAAGCTGTTGGTGAATTTCTTGACAGTCCTGCATGCCAGGATTATTTTGCGAACCGCACCAAGACATCCGGTTCCATGAATCTTGATTTAAAAGGCATCGTATCCATCACCGAAAGTTCCAATACGCCAAGAAGCAACAACCGCTCGACAGGACGTGTTGTCACCGCAGTCAACGAACAGAAACTGAATCTCCGTGATCTGATGATGGTTGAACAGGGTGATCCATCCGCACTGTCCATCTCATACGAACAGGTCTATGATTTTGACCGCAATGTCATGGTTGTAGCAGAAAACGGTATGTTGGCTGAATCATCATTGAAATTCAAGGAAGAGTTCACGAATGTAAAACGTATCGGTACCCACATGAATCTGTCAAAACGTTTGTTGAAGGCAAAGCAGTATGTAGTATCATTCATCCTCAACCGTCTGCCTTTATGGGTCAAATTCTCCGAGAACTATCAGATTATGTTCGGTGACGGTACCGGGGACAATCTGAAAGGTATCACCCGTTATGAAGGCGTGGATTGTGTTTCCAAATTCATTGCCGGTAATTATGTTACCATCTCTGCCGGTGCCATTGAGTCACTCGAGGCTGCAAACGGCCAGACAATCATAACTCTAGCCGCAGCCAATGACAAGATTATTGACAAGATGAAGGTGACCCTGTCAGGTGCGACAGTAGAGACAGGCTTGAACGATACTTTCGATATTCATAAAATCAATGACCGTAAATTCGCTATTGATTTTGACTATAAGGGAACCGAAACTTCAGTAGCCAAAATGTCCGGAGCCATTAAAAGCGGTATGTTCGGTTCTGTGGAGGACCCGAACATGAAGGATGTCGTGAACGCTATCTTCGCCGTACTTAATTTTGGCCAGTATTCACCTAATGCCTTGGTTCTGCATCCGTCCACAGTCTTCACTATTTCCACCGCCAAGGATACAACCGGCAGAAATCTTGAGTTAATTACCGAAGTGAACGGTCGTAAATATATCGGCAACGTACCTGTTATCGAATGTAACGCCATCGGTGTCGGCAAATACTTTGCCGGTGACCTTTTGAACGGTTGTTCTCTGATAGACTACACCACTCTGGCAATCGAATTCGCAGATGATGTCAACACCAAACTGAAAAACATGACCACAGTCATGATTCAGGAAGAACTGATGATGCCTGTCTACATGCCCTGGGCATTCGCTTATGGTGATCTGGACGATGTATTGGAAGCAATCACTAAATCCGCATAAAGAATATGAAGTACATACTTGAAGGTGACGAAAAGGAACTCGGGCGTGTGCTTCGTGAGCAGCGTATCCGTATAGGTAGAGGGCTGATAAAAATCACTCCTATCTCCGGTACGCTGGTCCATGAGGACTATGCGTTAAAAGCCATTGAAGCCCAAGTCAAAGAACTGACAGATACATTGGCCCAGAAAGATGGGCAGATAGAATCACTTACCAGTGAACGAGATTCCCTGAGAGCACGTATGACCGAGATGGAAGCCAGCGGCAGCATGCCTGAAACGGATGAAAAGGAAGTCGATATGAAAGACAGTAAGACACTGAATATCACCGACAGCAATAATCTGCCAGAAGATGATTCCATGTCCATAGATATGGATAATGTCAATCCATCTGTGAACACCAGCGGAAAGAAAACAACTAAAAAGAAGTAGTCATGTCTATGCTTGTTGATGTATCATATTTCATATCCGGCCCCCGGCAGATAAGAAACGCCACTACTGCCAAAATGCCGACCGCTGAAGGACTTTCCGCCAACAATGTCATTTACGGGTATATCCGTTCTTTTCAACGGAAATTCCTGAATGATGTTGTCGGATTCACGCTTGCCGGTCAGATTACGGATTATCTTGAGATGATTGAAAATGAATCCCCAAAAACAAAGAATGATACTGTTTCTCCTTATGAATATGTGTGCAGGCAGTTACGTGAATCTTTTGCCGATTATGTATTCTATCATATTTTACGTGACATGAATACAGATGCGACTGTTACCGGACTTATACAGTTGAAATCATCCAACAAGCATGTTTCCCCGCTCCAACGTCAGGTAAGCACATGGAATACAATGGTTGAAAGAAACAAACAATTCGTTTGTTGGGCTTCTTCCGATGAATGCCCGTTCAAAGTGAACGTCAACAAGAATCTGTTAACTCCAATAAACAGCTTTAACCTATGACAATGGATATAGTGGATATCTTTCGTGATGTAGTTTCCAAGGCTTCCCAGAATCTTAAGATTCTATGTCCTGACGGCAACGGAGGGTTTCAGGAGGTGGATAATCCACCATTGAACTATATCTTCGGGAACAGTCAATATATCAAGGATACTCTTGATGTATACAGTCAGTCTGAGCGGCAGTTGCCTTTGAAGTTTCCTCTTGTCGCTTTATTTTGTCCGATAAGTGAGAAACGTGACAGCCGGCATTACTATTCAAAGTCAAAGGTTTCATTAGTTATCGCCTGCCCGTCAACCAAAGATTGGACAAACGAGGAACGCGAGGTAAACTCTTTCAAGAATATCTTGCGCCCGATTTATGGAAGGTTACTTGATGTATTACTCGAAGACAACCGGTTTGACTGGGGAGCGGATGACAAAGTAAGGCATGTTTATTCCGAGAACTATTCTTATGGCAGATACGGTGCAATGACAGCCACCGGACAGGAAGTGAGCGATCCTATTGATGCCATTGATATCAGCTCGATGGAAATAACTATTAATAATCCCAATTGTAGAAGATAATGAAAAAGATTAGAACTTGTGCCGGAACCCATATTAATTCGGGTAGTTCGGCTTGTAAGATTGACTGGTCAAAAGTTAAAGGAGCGATTTTGGTCGAACCGGGAACAAAACTTCCTGATGATGTTACAGCAGAAAAATTGGCAGAGATGTGCCATGCGGACCGCCCCGGCCGGATTTATCCAATCTCCCCGTTTTTCGAATATGCAAAAAACGGCGGAGAGGCCCAGATAAGCGCGGTCGGATATGGTCCCAACCAGTTTAACGGACTCAATGCACAAACGGATACATTCACTCTGGCAGGCTTTGATGAAGTGCTGAACGCACAACTATTGAAAGCAACAAACAGGGAATGGGACGTCTATTTCTGGAACAAGGACTATATGCTTATCGGGTATAATGACGGTACAGACTTACTTGCAGGTATTCCGATGTCCACTGTTTATCCAACTGTAACCCAATACCCGGCAAGTGGCGCCAAATCAACAATGACAATAAGTTTCTGCCACATGGATATTGAAGACAGCCTGCTGAATTTCGACTTCATCCAATTAGGATTCGATCCCAAGTATTCCCTCAGAGGGCTGATCGGTGTGGAACTTGTCAGCATGACCAGCAATAAATACAAAATTATTGAAAAGATTGGTGCTTATGACCGTACTCCTGAATTCGGACAACTCATAGCAGACAAAGCCGCTGAAGTGCTGGATAATGCAACAACCGCTACTTACGCTGACGGTGTGCTGACCATTACTCCGAAAGATTCCGGAACTCCATCTCTAAAGGCACCTTCCATCCTATTTGAAAACAATATCAAATATATCGAGCAGGTATGAAAATCGAAGGAGTGACATTTGTAGAGAACGCTGTAAAATCCATGACAAAGGAAGAGTTCATTGAAAGACACATTAAAGTATTATGGCAAGACCGCAAAGAGGCATCACGCAAAAAGATGCTCTCTGACACCTACGATAAGATTGTGGGGAAGGAAGCTACGAAAGAAGATTGACAACCCGGCCGGACGTCATTGTCCGGCCTTATCTTTAATTTATGGCAAACATATATGAAGTATCAAAAACAATCAATGCCATAGCCGCCGGACTTGAAGAGGAATGTCTGAACTGCATGGATACAAACAAGAGCATTATCAGAGACTGTATTCAGGAACAGTTATATAGCGGTATGGACGGAACAGACAGATGTCTGAGCCCTACTTATGACAACGATCCTTATTTCAATGAGCCGGGTCCCTGGCAGAATAAGCCTGAAAAGTACAAGCGATGGAAAGA